GGCTCAGTAAATTTGTGGCACTCTAACGGGTGCCTTTTTATTGCAGAAAGGAGGTGGTGGCGTGACACCGAGGCAGGAGAAATTTTGTGTTGAATACTTGATTGACTTAAATGCAACGCAAGCGGCTATACGAGCCGGATACAGCAAGAAAACGGCTAAGAGTTTAGGGCAACGTTTGTTGACATATGTTGACATAAAAAGCCGTATTAAAGAATTGCAGGATAAAGTCTTTGAAGACGGCATGATGTCTGCAGCGGAAGCGCTGTGGCGGCTGTCCAAAGCGGGCAGAGGGGAACTTAAAGAAGAAGTGGTCGTTACCGAAGGTGTCGGCGATGGTTTCAGCGAAGCAAAGATAATAAAAAAACAAATTTCTGCAAGAGACCAGATAAAAGCACTTGAATTAATGGGTAAACGCCACGACCTGTTCAGTTCTGACACGAAGATTGAAATGGTACCTGTGATCATCACCGGAGAGCGTGAAATCCATGAGTAATGCCAATAGGATATATCTTCCGGATGTTATCGGCGGCGGTTACAGGGACTTCTGGAATTTCAAAGGCAGGTACCGGGTAGTTAAAGGCAGCCGTGCGAGTAAAAAGTCAGTTACCGCAGCATTATGGTTTATTTATAACTTGATGAAGTATCACGAAGCGAATCTGCTGGTGGTACGGAAAACTTTCAGAACACTAAAAGACAGCTGTTATACGCAGCTTAAATGGGCAATACACCGCTTAGGGGTGGATGCCTATTTTATTTGTAGGGAAAGCCCGCTTGAAATCACCTACAAACCGACAGGGCAGAAGATATTCTTTCGGGGACTGGATGATCCGCTAAAAGTTACGTCTATTACGGTGGACGTTGGCGTGCTTTGTTGGTTGTGGGTAGAAGAAGCCTATGAGATTACATCAGAGGCGGCATTCGATACGCTGGACGAATCTATACGAGGCGAGGTGCCGAAAGGACTGTTCAAACAAGTCACACTGACCTTTAATCCGTGGAATGAAAAACACTGGCTCAAAAAGAGGTTTTTTGATAAGGCAGATAATGATGTTCTTGCAAAGACAACGAACTATCAATGTAATGAATTTCTTGATGATTCTGACCGCAGTATGTTTGAGCGCATGCGGCTGAACAATCCGAGACGATATCAGGTGGCAGGACTTGGCGATTGGGGTATCGTTGAGGGACTGGTATATGAAAATTGGGAAGAGAGGGCATTTGATACTGCAGAAATTGCAAGAAGAGAAAGTGTGCAATCCGCGTTTGGCCTTGACTTCGGGTATACAAACGACCCGTCCGCGCTCTTCTGCGGGCTGGTAGATCCGAAAGCACGGGAGATTTATGTATTTGACGAAATGTATAAAAAAGGCCTGACCAACGAAATGATTTACCGAGAAATAAGCCGGATGGGGTATAGCAAGGAAAACATTACGGCAGACAGCGCGGAACCTAAGTCAATCGCGCAGCTCCGTGCATTGGGGCTTACGCGTATTCATGCTGCAAAAAAAGGCAGGGACAGCATACTGAACGGGATACAGTTGATACAGGATTATAAAATTGTTATTCATCCGCGTTGTGTTAATTTCCTCACGGAGATAGGAAATTATACGTGGGATAAGGATAAATTTGATAATCAGGTGAATAAACCAATTGACGATTTTAATCATCTGCTCGATGCCATGAGGTATGCTATGGAGCGATTCGGGCGAAGAGGCAGCGGTATTCAATTTTTAACATAGGCGGTGGACGATGGATCTTAGCTTAAATACATTGTGGAATAATATCATACGCCGTGGGAGCAGCAGCGGGCTCACGGAAATAGAGTTTCTGGAACTGGAACTTCAAGCATGGATTGATTCAGGGAAACGAAATCAGATGATTGTCGGCAAGCGGTACTTTGATGGAGACCATGATATTTTAAACAAACAAAGACAGGCTGTAGATGCGAACGGCAATACTCGGACAGTTAATGGGTTACCGAATAATCGGATTGTGGATAACCGCTATGCGGAACTGGTGGATCAAAAAGTAAGCTATCTGTTGTCTAAGCCGCTGGAAGTGAGGACAGATGATGAAGCATACGGTAAACAGCTGGACACCGTCTTTAATCAAATATTCCGTCGTCGATTGAAAAATCTGGGTGCGGACGTACTGAATTGCGGGCTTGGATATCTACATCCGTACATCTCAAATGGCGAGCTTCGGTTTAAGAGGTTCGCTCCGGAACAAATTCTTCCATTTTGGGTGGATGAAGAACATGAAATCTTAGATTCATTTTTGCGGATCTATTCTGTCTTTACTTATGAGGGCACGCAGCCGAAAATCATATGGAAAGTAGAGCACTATACGACTGGGGGTATACGTCGATACATTTACACGGACAGCAAAAAGCTTATTCCCGATGTAGAACAGACGGATGCTGATTACCTTACGGTAAACGGGGAGCCATTTAATTGGGACAGGGTACCACTGATTGTGTTCAAGTATAATAATCGGGAACTTCCGTTAATAAGTCGTGTAAAAGGCCTGCAGGATGCACTGAATGAACTTTTGAGCAATTACAGTGACAACATGGCCGAAGACATCCGCAGCACCATTCTGATTCTGGAGGGATATGAAGGCGAGGATCTGTCGGAATTCCGCCGGAACTTAATTGCTTACGGTGTAATTAAAGTAGGAACGGAAGACAGAAAAGGCGATGTGCGGACGCTTAGCATTGAAGTCAATGCTGACAACTATGATCTGATTATCAGATTGCTAAAGAAGGCGATTATTGAGAACGGCCATGGTTTTGATGCCAAAGATGATCGAATGGCAAATAACCCCAATCAGATGAATATTCGCTCTATTTACAGCGATATAGACTTAGATGCTAATAATATGGAGATGGAATTTCAGGCAAGTCTGGAACAGCTGATGTGGTTTGTGAATACATTCTTGCGTATTAGCGGCACAAATCCAGATAAAAATAAAGTAGAATTCATCTTTAACAGGGATACGCCCGTCAATGAATCGGAAGTGATTCAAAACTGCAAAAACTCTGTCGGGATCATCAGTAAGGAAACCATTGTAGCAAATCATCCGTGGACGAAAGATACGGCGGAAGAACTGGCGCGGCTTGAAAAGGAAAATACTGAGTCTCTTATGCCTGATTATGCGGCAGATGGTTCCGTGCCTAACGGTGCTGAAGAATGAACTACTGGGAAAAGCGTTTTGAAAGGCTGAAACGGCAACAGATGGGGAAAGCAGAAACCGTCACGGCTGCTATGCGCAGGGAATACACGAAAGCGTTGACCGCATTACGCAAGGAAGTGCTGGACTGGTATTACAGATACGCGGAAGAAAATGAAATGTCTCTGGCTGATGCGAAAAGGGAACTCGATGCACGGGAGCTGAAAGCATTTCGACTGACATTAAAAGAATATATCAAACTGGCCAAAAAGAAAGACCTTCCGCAAAAATATATCAAAATGTTGGATAAAGCTTCTATTCGCGCACGGTTAGACAGGAGCCAGGAATTATATATTAAGACATCGCGGTATGTAGAAGAATTGGCAAAATCGCAAAATCTAAGCATGAATCGTCTCTTGGCTAATGTGTATGAGGACAGCGTTTACAAAACGGCGTATGAGGCGCAAAAGCTGAAGGGGGAATTTTCCACATTTAAGGGGGTAGCAAAGCAGGATATAGAAACTGCAGTATCCAAGCCGTGGGCAAGCGATGGTAAAGACTTTTCACAGCGGATATGGGAGAATAAAACGCAGCTCATGAATACCCTGCAGACAGAAATGGCACGGTCTTTTATGATTGGTGAAGGCGTGGCACCGTTAATTAATCGGATACAAAAACGATTTAATGTATCATTCAGTAATGCCCGTCGTTTGGTAGAAACAGAAACGGCCTATGTACAGGAAAAAGCAATGCTGGATACGTATGATGCATTGGATGTGGAACAATATCAGATACTGGCTGTACTGGATTTGAAAACATCAGACATTTGCCGACATCTGGATAAAAAAGTATTTGACAGAAAAGACGCCAAGCCGGGAATTACTATGCCGCCGTTTCATTGCTACTGCCGCTCGACTACGATCCCATACATTGAAGGAATTACGGATAACGCAAAAAGCACAAGAGCCGCAAGAGACCCGGTGACTGGGAAAACCGTATTCGTTGAAGGTGATTTGAATTATGAGGAATGGTATAATAAATACGT